CCGTCGCCTCCTTGCGGGCGTCCGCCTCCCGCTGGCGTACCGCGTCCACCTGATTGGCGAGCGCAGCTTGGGCGGTGGCTTCCTCGGTCCGGAGGCGAACTGCCTCGGTCCGCGCCGCCGTAAGCCGCTGGGTTGCTTCGGCGCCGCCGACATTGGCGTCCTTGAGCGCCTTTTCCAGCTTCGCCACGTCCTGTTCGACGCGGCTGGCAATCTGGGCCTGGGCAGTCTGGCGCCGCTGCTCTTCGGTGAACGCCTGCGTTCCGCCCCGCTGCAGCGCCTCTTGCTGCGCGCGGAGCCGCTTGAGGCTCTCTTCGACGTCCTCGAACGGGTTGGCCACGCGCTGCTGAGCCAAGGCCATCAGCCGCTGCCGGGTGGCGTCGAGAGCGGTGTTCAGCCCGCCCACCTGGCCAGCCGTGGTTCCAGCCGCCGTGCCGACCGTGGCGACGCCAGTAGCCGCTCCGCCGGATGCCTGTTCGATCAGGCGCAGTTGCTCGGCGTTCGCGCGGGCCTTGTCACCCGCCTCGGTCAATGGGCCGATCTGCTTCAGAAGCTCGTCACGGACCGCCCCGAGCGAAGAGGAGAAGGGGCCATTGGCGCGGGCCGCCTCGTCCAGCGCGCCAGCCACCGCCAGCACCCGCTCGCGGGTGATAGAGGCAACGTCGTTCAGCGCCGTGAGCTGGTCGAGTGCCGCCTGTTCCTGCCCGGACGGGGCCTCACCTGCCCCGGAGGCGGCAGCCTGCGCCGCACCACGTACGGAACCGATGCCGAAAATGCCAGCATCAACCGAGCCCAGCCTCGATCGCGCGGAGCGGTCATTCTGGCTGCGCTCGCTTGAGAGCCGCGCCCGCTCACCAGCGAGCGCCTGTGCATTGTACTCGCGATAGGCCGCCGCCAGGGCGTTGAGGCGGTTCGCCTCTTCTTCCAGCCCAGAGACGCGGCGCTTCGCCGCTTCGTCTGCCAGGCGAGAGGAGGCGTCAATCTCCTTGAAAACGTCCGCAAGCTCTTTGCCGGTAAGGGCCGCAATCCCGAGCTGGGCCGCAAAGGCGCCCATGGTGATCGCCGCGCCCGCAATCATGCCGGCCGGGCCGAACAGGCTGGCAATCTGCGGCCCCTGCTGCCCTAGGATCGTGAGGGCATTCGTGCCCATCTGGGCCTGAACGGCCACGTCCTGAAGCTGGAGGCCGAGGCCGCCGAGGTTCTGCCGAAGGGTTGACGCGCCCGCCGAGGCGGTCGCCATGCCTCGGCTGGAACGCTGCACCGCATCGTCCAACCGCTTGAGGGCGGCTTCGCCCGCTGGGCCAAGGGCTTCGAGGTCCGCGCGGACCTTCTCGGCGCCGGCCGTGGAGAGCGTCAAAACGATGTTGCGGCTGCCGCTCATTCACGCCCTCCTTCCTGATGTCTTACCGATCCGTTAGGATTGCGCCCCCCATGGAGGACGGTCGTCTTGCGCCGCATTGCTCTTGTCGCACTCGGGCTTGTCGCGTCATGCGCGCCGCCCGCCCCACCGGTCTCGACTGCCGGCATGACCGAAAGCCAGATGATCTGGCACCAAGGCGCCATGGATGCGTGCGCTAGCACAGCCGATATTCGATCCGTGCGGTCCGGCCTGTTCTACGGGCTCAGCTACGCCGCAGAGCGGGACCGCTGTATCGAAAGCTGGCAGCGGACCGGCTACGTCGGTCACACACGGTTTAGCCCTTATGGGGAAAACCACCTTCCTGACGGCGGACAGTTGGCGCGGCAGGCCGACAGCGCCACCAAGAGAAGGAACGAGGAGATCCTGTCGCGCACAGACTACGAGTGCCAGGGAGCAAAAGACCGGGGCGTTTGCTCAATCGCTCTTGCCGCTCTCCGAGGAGGCCCAAAAGCCCCGCCCGGCTCGCCATCTGAACGGCTCGCCCAGGCATGTGCGCCCAAGCCAATGAACGAGGCCCTTGTGTGTGTGCGGGGACCGCTACCCCGTTAACTATCTTTCGCGTTCTCATCAGGCACCGGCCCCTCCCGGTCCTTCCGGTCAAGGGTGCCGAGCCTTATCCCCTCGGCGCACGCCGCAAGGAGCGTCGCGGCTGTCGCCGGTTCCACCCCCATGCCGGTCGCCAAAGCAATGGCGCCGGCCACGTCAACCTCAGCGCCCGCCATCCCGCCACGGATGCAGGCCCTTACTGCAGCCTCGCAGGCTGTCCCGGCTTCCGTTTCCGGCGCATGGACGGTGCCAGGGCAGGCGGCGCAACGGGCGGTGTCTCCTGCGGAGTAGCCGGGGCAGCCGGTGCAGTAATCGGGTCCGCCGCTGTACCGCCAGCGGTGGATTTCCCGGAGCCGTTTCCCTCCGTCACGACGGCCTGAACAGGCGCCTCGTAGGCGGCGAGGAAGTTCATCCCCGCCACGGGGTGAGAGGCAAAGGCATCGAGATTGTCCGGCGTTATCGGCAGAGGGCCGCCATCTTCGCCGACGACCCCTTCCCACTCCACGATGCGCTCGGCCAAGGCACGGATACGCGCTGCGGTGAAGGCCCCTTCCAGCACCCCCACCTGGGCATCGTCCGGAACCTCGTCGTCCCCGATGCCGGCGGAGATCCGCGCCTCGGCCGCCGCCTTCATGGCGCGGTAGCCGGCCGCGCGCATAACGGCCACGTCCAGCGGCGGCACTTTCACCCGGACGCCAGGCTCGATGACGTTGAGCCAGATCGGCTCCTTGGAAGTCCGAAGGGTCAGGCTCATGCGGTGTAGCTCGCCACCTGGGTCTTGAAGGTCACCTGCATCAGGCAGCCTGCCGTCATGTCGTAGGCTGCCTGCCAGGACACGGGCAGTTCAATGCCGCCCGGCCCGTTCACTCCGACACGAGGCCGGGACAGGAAAACGCGGGGGAACAGGAACGCGACCGACTTGGTCGCCGTGATGCTGAAGCCGTACTCCAGACTGCACGGCGTGCCGGCAATGGCCTGGGTGCTGATCGAGTTGTCCGAGAAGCGCATGCGCAGATCACCGCCAGCGCTCGTGCTGCCCTCGTCCACCGCCTCTAAGCGATTGTCTGCGCGGATGGTGCGAACCCCGGTCATGCCGTTGCTATAGTTGAGGGAGCCACCCGTCACCTTGGCGAGGGTGACCCCGTCCTTTTTCACGCTGCCGGTTGGCTTCATGAAACGCTGAAACTGTGTGACCACCGGCGTCCCGGCTGCCGTCACGGTGCCGGCCGTCTCGCTGAGGCCGAGGAGGCCGATGGTCGCATTCGCCGGACCGGTCGGGCTCAGATCCGTGATCGCGAGCGTGTTGGCCTTCACTCCCAGATAGTCGAAGAAGGACGGAACCGCCGGAAAGGCCTTCTCCATCGTGTAATTCGGGAGCGTCGCAGCGCCGCTCTTGAACACGTGGGTGTAATCGGTCGTACCGCTCACGGTCGGGGCGCCAAGCAGCATGTGGAGCCATCGGCCGAAGTGGACCGTGTCCATCGGCACGACCGCGTTGCCGCCGACCTCCAAGCCTTCGAGGTACGGGTCGCCACCGTCCCGCCCGATGCCCGCGCTCAGAACATCATCGCGGCCGAGCGCCTGGGAGGCGCCAAGATCGAAGGACAGGACCGGCACCTGGTTGAAGTTGCCGGTGGCCTGCGTCTCGGCGTTCGTCTGCGCCTTCAGATAGAGCTTGAAATCGGAGCCGCGTGCGTCGGCCATGGGGTATGTCTCCTCTCAGACCGCGGTTGCGGCGTAGGCAGTGGACCGAAAATCGAACTGCGCCCACGCCCGCACCCGGGACGTGTCGGGGTCGTCAGGCATGCCCTCGTAGAGGCAAGGTGCGGCGCCCTCGACGGGGCCCCATCCGATCAGCGCCGCATGCAGCTGGTCGCGGGCGTCCATCAGTGCCTCGGCGGCCCCCATCCCGGGAGCGTCGGAGGTGTTCTCCACCGCCACGACCACCCCGAAGCGGGCCGGCAGCTCTGTTGCGAGGTCGGACAGCTCGACCACCGCCTCCCCCGTATCGGACAGCGGCAGGACGAAAGCGTGCGGCACGGGGAAGTCGTCGTTGGCGTAGAGCTTCCGCATGGTCGCTGCACCCGCAACACGCCCCCCGAAGATCGGGCACTCAGCGCGGATGCGCTGGATAATCAGCGATGGGCGGATCATGGATGGCTCCCGAAGCGATCAACCGCGCGCTGCATGGCCTGGACCAGCTTGCCCTCGAACTCGCGCTGTAGCGGGGTCCATATCGGGCGCGGTGCGCGAGTGCCGCCCGCGCCGATGCGCTTGCCCCGCTTCGCTGGGCGCGCTCCGAACTCCAGAAAGTGCCGATAGAAGGCAGGGCCGCGATTGGCGAAGACCTTCGCGCCATATCCCTTGTCGGCGCGCGGGAACTTGCTCCGAACAGAGGCAAGCAAGTTCCCGGACGCCTTTGCCGGGGGGCGACCCGGCGCGGAGGCGGTGTAGGTCGGGATGCGCCGAGCCTTGCTGAAGAAGCGAGCGCGGCGGGCATTCTTAGCGGCCTCGTAGGTCCGCCCCGTG